CATACAGGAAGTTTTATATGAACCGCGATGGCTTTTCGCTTCTGGCAATGGGGTTCACCGGTAAGAAAGCTCTTGAATGGAAATTGCAGTACATCAAAGCATTTAATCAGATGGAAGCGTTCATCAAAGAAAAGACAACTCAGACATGGGTAGAAACAAGAAAAGCCGGAAAACTGACCAGAAGAGCAGAGACAGACACCATTCAGAAGTTGGTGGAATACGCAAAGGAACAAGGTAGTACGCACGCTGAGATGCTTTACATGACCTATTCAAAACTGGCAAATAAGATGGCTGGAATCGGAAAGCGTGATGAAGCAACAGTTATGCAACTGAATAATCTTTCACTGATGGAAAACATCATTCTTCATGTGATCGACACCGGAATACTGACCGGAAAGCATTACAAGGAGATTTATCAGGATTGTAAGAAGAGACTGGAAACCGTGAAGGATCTGGCTTACCTGGAATCAGTGGCGTAGCCGATTACTTCGGTGTAAGTGTTGAGTATTTTTTGGAGTAGGAGGAATTTATGGCAGATGAATGGCTTGGAAGAGCAATCAATGATTACCTGACAGAAAGAGGTATCAAACAGATTTTTTTATCACAAAAAACAGGGATACCGAAACATAAGATATGTAGTTCGCTGAATGGCAAGAGACGGTTTACTTTTGAAGAATATGAGCTGATCTGCGGAGCCCTTAAAGTGAATACAGACAAGTTTATCAAACCAAAGAAATTGTAAAGGAGGAAGACATGGATAATACAGTTAATCTTAAAATTAAGGTGAATGACTCTGAAATTGATAGTGCAATGGAGAAACTGGAACGTATCAGTAATCTATTGAAGGAAGTCAATTCATTGATCGGAGAATTGACTTCCGAGAAAATAAATCTAAATATCGAGATTTAAATGGATGAGCTGTTTGCAATGTGGACATGTGTTTGATCCAATATGAGCATTTAAATTATGACCACAATGCGGACAAGTAACTTTATGAGTTCCGCGCATGATGGATGTTTTTGCCTGATCCATAACGGATTTCTTTAATTCGCGTTCAAAACGTCTCATGTCGGATTTGCTACCTAAGTTATATTTTCTTGCCATATATTCACCACCTTTCTTATTAAAAATGAGATACCTCTAATAAGATGGTACACCACAATATATGGAAAGTCAAATAAAAATCACGAAAAACACAACATAAAGTATGAAACATATGTTTTTATACAATATTTTGGTGACAACCAACCTTGATATTATATCACTTTTTGTATAAAAATCAAGAAAATCACAATATATAGGAGGACTAATGAACAATTTAACAGTATTTGAGCAAAACGGTCAGCTACTCACCGACAGTAGAGAAGTAGCAATGATGGTAGGAAAAGACCATGCAAAACTTTTAAGAAATATAAGAGAGTATTGCAAACATTTGAACGAATCCAATTTTGGATTGGTTGATTTCTTCATCGAATCAGCTTACACGGATTCAAAGGGAGAAGTAAGACCATGTTACCTCTGCACAAAGAAAGGATGCGACATGATCGCCAACAAAATGACCGGAAAGAAAGGTGTCATTTTCACAGCTACATATATTGAAGCATTCGAGAAGATGAAAGATTTCATCGAAAAGGGAACACAGTACGTTGGCATTCCATTAAAAGAACAGGTGGAATCACTGGAAGTGGTAGCAAGCATGTTAAGAATGAACGATGCAAGCAAATTGCTGATGCTGAAAGGGTTCTATGATTCTTACCATATTCCGACAGGGTTCTTACCGAATTATGAGTTTAACGGAAATAGGGAAATGAAGTCACTCACAGCACTGCTGAAAGAAAACAATCTCGGAATCAGTGCAGTTCAGTTTAATAAGAAGCTTCTATCTGCTGGAATCTTGGAAGAAAAGGAACGCCAGTCAAGTAAGGGAAGAGTGAAGAAGTTTAAATCACTGACAGAGAAAGGTTTGAAATACGGTGAAAATGCAGTCAGTCCTCATAATCAGAAAGAAGTGCAGCCATTGTATTACAGTGACACGTTCAACGAACTATTTGAGATGGTGATGACTAACTAGGTCGTTCCAAGCCCGGAAGATGCATAGGACAGAATATAAGAAAGCGAGGTGAGAAAGATGGATCGAATTGAATTTGATGCGTTGAGTTCTAAGATGAAAGAAGTAGAGAGTCTCAAAAACAAGACCCTCTGTTTACTGGTTAGCTTTGTTGTAATTTTGATTTTTGCATCATTTTCAGTCATGAATATTATAAGACAGTATTCAACTATTCATGATTACTACATGGATTCGCAGAGAATTGATCGGGAGATAGGCCAGTCTCTGAATGAACTGATTCAAAAGATTGAAGAACTTCAGTCAAAGAGTGAATAGACTTGGTTAGTGATTCTATGGAATCTTTGCATGTGGATTCAGAATAATCGATGGAATCGATCAATTTTTCCAGTATTTGATTTTGTTCCCGTTCTTCTCGCAGCTTGGATTCATAATACTGTTGTTCAGCTTCCAGAGACTTTCTCTCGTGATATTCACTTTGGATGAATGTGACAAGTGATACAACAATGGTCGCAAGAAGCGAAATGATGATTTCGGTTTTTATCTTTACGCGCTTGTTTCCTATTGGCAATGCAACGGAATCAGGTAACTCGAACTCTTCAACGGAAGATTCGTCAACTATTACATAATCTTCGGAATCGTCGATGTTTGTGATTGCAGTATCCGCACGCAACACTTCTTCCGCAACTGATTGAAATGTTTTTATGTAGGAAGAAAATGCAGACATTTCTGCTGTAGATGATATAGCAGAATTCGTGATTGACAATATAGATTTCAATACTTCGGCATCCATGATACTGCATCTGCAGTTCAGCGCTATTTCAGATGCGGATTTCATATACTCACATAGTCCGCTGGATAGATTTTCGCTGATTAATGATGTTGTTCCAACAAGAGAATTCAAATGGGAGATCATGCCAGAATTTGCGAGACCAACTACAAGTTTTACGGCATCGTTCGGATAATTTGGAAATAATTTATTTCTATCGTATTTATTCAAAAATATTTCTCCTTTCATAATACTCGGACATGGCAGTGCCCTGTATTTACAGTATAGGAGATAAGCAAAAAGAAAGCAATCCCGCCATGGAGGTTGCGATGGCAGCACATATGGATTGTAACACAGACAACCAATAATTCATACATAGTAGAGAGGTGGTGAAATGAAAGGAATCGAAGTAGTAAGCATGATCAAGATTAATGGATCCTGGGTAAACCAAGAGGACTTAAGTAAAGAAGAATTTTCTCAGATTTTGGAGAAAAAATTAGACGAGACAATGAAAAATATAGGATTCGAAAGAAGAAAAACCGCTTAGGCGGTAGAAGGGAGGACAAGCATGGAGATTAAAGGAACTTATCACTGCCAGACCACTCAGCAGCCAAACACATTAAACAGCTGGGACATCCGGTCAGTCTCCGTAGATCTGCCGGAAGTGCAGGACAAGCCCTACTGGCATAAGGTTACAGCATCTGTGATCGGGTTCGTGCTGGCGATGATCGGATGGTGGTTGGTGTTTGGGTATTAAAAAAGAGTGCTGTCACAGGGCGGCAACCCTCAAGCACTCAAGAAATTAGATCAGTTAAATTGTAGACGAAAAGGAGAAGTTTGTAAATGAAAATTACGAAAATTAAGATCAAAAATCTTTATGGAATTACAGAATATGAAGGAGACGGAAAGAGTGTAGAGCTTTCCGGAACAAATGGAGCAGGCAAATCTTCCGTGATTGATGCGATTCGGTACGCACTTACAAATAAGTCAAATCGCAAGTATGTTGTGAGAAACGGAGAAACAGAGGGGGAAATTCTGATTGAAACAGATAACGGATTGAGAATCAATCGGAAGGCAAGAACGAATCAAGCGGATTACAAGAGCGTGAAGCAGAACGGTCATGAGGTGGGGAGTCCGGAAACATTTTTGAAAGATATTTTTACTCCACTGCAGCTGTCGCCAGTTGAATTTATGGAGAAATCCGAAAAAGAGCAGAATGCAATTTTGCTTGATATGATCCAGTATGACTGGTCATTGCAGACAATCCGTGAATGGTTTGGTGAAATTCCAGATTGGGTATCTTACGATCAGAATATTTTACAAGTTTTGAATGATATACAGTCGGAAAACGGCATGTATTACAGGAATCGGCAGGATGTGAATAGAGATATTCGGAATAAAAAATCATTTGTTGAGGATATCGCAGATGCTATCCCGTCTGGATACGATGCAGAAAAATGGGAAAATGAAAATCTTGGACAGCTGTATCAGGAAATCGAGCGCATTAGAAAAGAAAATGAACAGATTGAGAAAGCAAAGCGATTCATTGAGCAGAGGGACAACAAAGTCCGATCATTTGAAGCGGATAAAGAGATTAAATTATCCGCATTGGAAAGGTCGTTTACTGCAGAGCGCGAACGTCTTTTGAAAGAAAATGAAAGGCTGCAGGCTCAGTTGAGAGAAAATCAAACAATGCTTGCTGGTATGGAAGAGAGAAAAGCGGACAAAGCAGAAGTGATCGTAAAAGAATATGAAGCGAATGTTGCGAAATATGACAGCTCTGTAGAAGAGTATAAAGAATTGTCAGAAAAAGAAGTGCAGGATTATTCGGAATTGCAGAATCAGGCATCTTATGCGGAAGAGATGAAATCCCACTTGAATGAATATCGTCGAATGGTTGATCTACAGAACGAAGTGGAGCGATTAAAA